CCAGAGGGTCACGAGAAAGCAAGGCAACCGTTGTTCTACCGAAAGTTTATTCCTGCACGGTTGACTGATAATCCCTATCTGATGCAAGATGGCAGATACGAAGCCATGCTCAGATCGCTCCCAGAAGTTGAACGGAAGAGACTTCTTGATGGGGATTGGGATGTCGCAGAGGGAGCGGCCTTCCCAGAGTTTTCTAAACCAAAGCACGTTGTCGAACCATTTGAGATGCCAACTAACTGGCCCAGAATACGTGCAGCGGATTACGGATATGCAAGCCCATCTTGTGTATTATGGGGAGCTATAGATTGGGACAACAACATTTGGATTTATAAAGAACTCTATGTGAAACAACACACAGCAGAACAACTTGCCGATAAAATATTAGAAATAGAACAATTAGATCCAACCCCTCATTACTCTGTATTAGATGCTTCGTGTTGGAATAGAACAGGGTTTGGTCCTTCAATTGCAGAGACTATGATGCGTTTAGGTGTAAGGTGGACACCATCTGATAGAAATAGGTTACAAGGAAAGATGGAAATACATAGGCGACTTGCAGATAACCCATTGACAAAGTTGCCTAGAATCCGTATATTTAATACATGTAGTAACACAATTCGACAACTTGCAGGAATACCGTTGTCAAAAAGTAATTCAGAAGATGTAGATACAAAAGCAGAGGATCATGCGTATGATGCGTTAAGGTATCTTGTTATGTGTCGAACATCTCCGTATACATCAATACATAAAAGTTTAAGCAACATAAAAGATCAGGTTTACAAACCTCAAGATAATACATTTGGATATTAAATGGCAGAAGAATTTAAACCGTCACAAAGTTCTACTCTTCGTGAGCTTGCTGAATTTTATGCAGAAAAAAATATAGCTAAAAATTCAACTGACGCTAAAAGAATAAAACAACAAAGATCAGCTTTTGTTAGTAATGCTTTACGTTATTTTAAAGACATAGCTGATGTTCCCGGATCGGCTATTTCAGTATATATTCCTGATGAGAGTGGTGTAACCCCTATTTCAAAAATGTTTGGTGCAACAGCAGATTTGGGGGATGCTATAAATGTAAAAGGTCCAATGATTGCTTTAAGAACAATGGGGCATGATTTTAAAAGATTTCTTGATGACAGTGTTGATGCTAAAAAGTTTTTACCAGATAAGGCGGCCGATACAGATTTTAATGAAAAATTATTTGGTCGTCTTGAACCACCAAAAAAGTTAACACCATTAGCAATAAATCCAAACAAAACAGTTTTAACTGAGTTATTTATTGGGTTAGCTAATAAAACAAAATCAAGTGATTTTAATACTCGATCAGCATCAAGAGCTGCTCTATTTGGAATGTTGACAGGGTTAAGACCTGAAGCAATAGCTAATCTTAAAATGCATGAATACAATCCAACAAAGGGAGCATTGTTTATTCGTGCAACTGAAGGTGGTGCAAAAGGAAGGATGGTTAACATTCCTTTGAATCCACTAGCTGATAGTTTGTTACAGGATATGATAAAAGAAGGCGTTGGTCAGATTGAATCTGGGGGTGTCATAAATATATTTGGTAAAATGAGTAAGGGAGCTAATGCTCCAAATACAAGAATAAAAACAGGTGACATAACAGATGCATTAAGAGATATACAAACATCTCAACCAATTATGTATGATCAAGATAAAAATGCTTACTTTAACAGTCTTACACCAGATGGGTACAAAGGTAAAACAGGATCACCACTATTAAGAAATATACACGCAACGCTTATGTTAAACATGGGTGTCCCAACAGGAAGAATAGGATATTTACAAGGAAGATCTACACTACAGGCTGATTTAGGACCTATTGGAGAACTAGGAACATACACGCAGTCATATCCTTTTGCTGTAAGTGAATTTGATAGAGGATTTTCTAATCAGTTAATTTCTTATTTTGAAACTAATATCAAAGAAGCTGGATTTAATTTAAGTGATTTTAGTGAAATGAATAAGAGTGGTAGAATTTTGGAGACTGACCCACGCTATTCTGAATATTTTAAAGAACCTAAAACTACATTAGGAGATCAATTTGTAAAAAAAGCTATTACTTCTGCAAGTGATTTTACAGATGATTTAAAAGATATGATTACGAAGTTAGGTGGATCAATTCGTGATAAAGGAACAAAAGCACTTATTGGTGCAGTAGGATTAGAAGCTGCAAAACAGATAGGTCCTATCGGAGCATATTTTTCTGGGGCTGAAGCTAGTGAATATATTCAGGAAAAAACAGGGATACCTTCAGAAATAGCTACACCATTAGGCTATGCTTCTGAAGCATTTAGCCCAGTAGCACCTACAGATATAAAAATGGCAGAACAAGCAAGCGAAGCTGTAGCCAAACCTGTAGCAAAAGCGGCTTCGCAATTTGAAAGTGGATTTATAGATAAAATCCAATCACAATTATCACAATCACAAAACTAAAGGGAGGGCAATATGCCACAAGGTAACTATAACTACGGTGCAGCTTACATCATGAACTCAGACAAAACATCTGTAGATGATGCAATGGGTTCTGACCAGTTGACAAGAGAAAGCTTAGAGTTTGATACAAGAGCATCACGAGATGTTCTTACTCAAGATGCTCCAAAGCAACAATCTAAACCAACTGTTGAAGCTTCACTATTTTCAATGGCTGACGAAAAAGACTATTAAAAATGTCTGATGATAACTTTTTAGAACCTTCTGACGATACAGCTATCAACATACAAAATCCTGCTGAAACAATGCCGGGTTTAGCAGGACATATTCGTTCTAAATTTGATGATTCTGAAAACGGTCGTAGAGTTCACGAACAAAGATGGCTTACTGCCTATAAAAATTTTAGGGGCATATATGATAGCACAACGCAATATCGTGAGTCAGAACGTTCTAAGGTTTTCATAAAAATAACAAAAACAAAAGTATTAGCAGCCTACGGACAAATATCTGATATACTTTTTAGTAATAAGAAATTTCCTATTGTCATAGAACCAACACCTATTCCAGAGGGTGTGGCTGAGTTTGCACATCAAAAAACACCTATTGATGAAGTCATTAAAGATCCTTATGGGTTTGAGGGAGATGGCAGAGAGATGTTAGCAGGTGCTTTAGAAGCAACAGAAGCACAGCAGAGCAAGGATTTTTTAGGAGGATTATCTGGTGAGTATCAAGGTGTTCCCCTTGCAGAAGGCCCATCAAATCTTGGAGAGCCACAAATTAGTCCAGCTAAAGAAACAGCTTTACGACTAGAAAAAGTTATTCATGATCAACTTGTTGATACAAATGCTGTAACTGTATTTAGAAATGCCATATTTGAATCAGCACTTTTAGGAACTGGAGTTATAAAAGGACCTTTAAACTTTCATAAAAGAGTACATAAATGGGTTACAAATCCAGAAACAGGGCAACGAGAATATGAACCCTATGAAAAAATAGTTCCTAGAATAGAGTCTGTATCATGTTGGGATTTTCATCCAGACCCTTCAGCAACATCAATTGATGATGCCGAGTATGTAATACAAAGGCATAGACTTAATAAACAACAATTACGTGCGTTAATAAAACGACCTCATTTTGATGCTGCAGCGATTGAAGAAGCACTTGCAAAAGGTCCTAATTATGAAGATAAGTATTACGAAGATACAATCCGTGATGATGAGACTGAACCAAATACCCACGAAAACAGGTATGAAGTATTAGAGTATTGGGGTGTTCTTGATGCAAAGTTTGCACGAGAAGTTGGATTAGATGTTGCAAACGCAATGTCAGAGTTTGATCAAGTTCAAATTAATGCGTGGATTACAGGCAACTGCGTTTTACGTTGTGTCATTAACCCATTTAAACCTGCACGTATACCCTATCAAGTATTTCCATACGAAGTAAATCCATATCAACTATTTGGTATTGGTGTTGCTGAAAATATGGAAGACGCTCAGTTACTAATGAATGGTCATGTTAGAATGGCTATTGATAACTTAGCACTTGCAGGTAATCTTGTGTTTGACGTAGATGAAGCAAGTTTAGTTCCCGGACAGAATATGGATATTTTTCCGGGTAAGATATTTAGAAGACAATCTGGTGTAACAGGGACAGCAATTAATGGGTTGAAATTTCCTAACACAGCAGGTGAAAATTTACAGATGTATCAAATAAGTAGACAACTTGCTGATGAAGAAACAGGGTTGCCATCTATTATGCATGGACAAACAGGAGTGTCAGGAACTGGTAGAACAGCTTCTGGGTTATCTATGCTATTAGGGGGAGCATCTCTATCTCTTAAAACAGTTGTAAAAAATATAGATGACTATTTATTAAAACCAATGGGAGAAGCGTACTTCCAATGGAATATGCAGTTTAATGTTGATGCCCCAGATGCAGTTGGGGATCTAGAAATTAAACCAAGAGGAACAGCAGCAGTTATGCAAAAAGAAGTGCGAAGTCAAAGATTAACAGCCTTATTGCAAACTGTGGCAAACCCAATGTTAGCACCATTTATTAAAATACCAAACTTAATGCGTGAATTAGCTATATCTCAAGATATAGATCCTGATAGTTTAGTTAATGATATGAATGATGCTCAGTTATATGCTAAATTATTACAAGGATTACAAAATGCTCAACAACAAGCAAGCCCAAATGGTCAGCCCCCTAATCAACAACCAGCAGGTATGGCAGGGGCTGGAGGAGTACCTCAACAGCCTGAAGGACTTGACCGTTCAGGGGTTGGTAACGGCACAATCGGAACAGGAGATGTTCCGTCTGCAGGGGAAGCTGGGTTTACTGGAAACACTGATCAAGTTGAAGGACAACTTCAATAACGTAATGAAAGAAAAACAAAATGGCTGAAGATCTTAAAGAAGAAACAGGATTTGTTGATTATTACTATAGTACAGGATTAAAAGACCCTGTAGCACCACCACCACCTTCAGATCCAACTGCAGGAATAAAGTCAACAGTTCTTAAACCTTTTGAAGTACAGGGTATTGACAGACCAATCATTGATGTTTTAACTAGACCAAATACAGGAAGATATGCAGGTAAACCTGTATTTGAAAAATTTAAAGTTGATTTAGATAAAGTATATGATTTTGATGCTGAACAAAAAAAGCTAACTTCTGATTCTGGTGCAGATGAAGTAGGGATGTTTTCTGATCCTGAAAAATTAGGTAAAGTGTTAGGAACAGGAGGTTTAGCTTTAGGAAGTGGAACTCAAAATTTAGGAATGACAAGTGTTGTAGCGGCACTTATGGCAGGTAAAAAAGGAGTACCAAATCCAATTACAGGGGATGATACTGTATCCTTTATTCCATTTTTAGACAATCTTGCTATGAAGGAAAAGTATGATGCTATGTCAGCCATACAGCAATACTTAAAAACTGGAGATGGATCATTAGGATATGATATGTTTAGACTAGGTGGACAAACTTTTGTTAGAAAACCCGGTGAGTTTAGATTTGTTGGAAATGTTGGAGCTTTAGGAATTGATCACGTTGACTTACATAAAATTATGGCTGTTGCAAATGAAGAAGATCCACGTGACTATGATTATAAAACAGGTAAAAGCGATAGAAATAATATCTTAACGTATGGTAATGGGTTAGCAGGTGGGTATACCTTAGATGGTATGCACGTAGATAATAGAGGGGTGTTAGCATCAGCAAGTATAGGAGCAAGTGATGAATTTGCTGATATGGCATATAAATATTTTAACGGAAAAGTCATAGGGGCTGATGCCGCAAGAAAAATTGCACAACAATGGCTAACTTCTACAGCCAAACTTAGAAAAGGTGGAATTTTTGGGGGAAATTATACTGCTGCTCAAAAAGCACAACTTAAAGCAAATTTTCAACTATTCCAACAAGCAGCAGGAATAAAAACTGATTTAGGTGCTGGGCAAGGTGGACCTTACGATGGTGGGGGGTTTAAACCAAAACCGTTTAATACTAACTTAACAACAGGGTTTCCTGATACTGCACAAGGAAGACCTTTCGGAGTTACAGGGTTTCCTGATACTGCACAAGGAAGACCTTTCGGAGTTACAGGGTTTCCTGATACTGCACAAGGAAGACCTTTTGGAGTTACAGGATTTCCTGACACTGCACAGGGAAGACCCTTCGGAGTTACAGGGTTTCCTGATACTGCACAAGGAAGACCTTTTGAGGGTGGTGGCGATCCTATGATAAGTTTCCCACCTCCTAGAGTTGGTGGTGACCCAATGATAAGTCAACCACCTCTTAACGATGCTTTTGATGATGACATTAACGATGATACTTCTGTTACAAACCTTATAGGTGGAGTTGATTCAACTATTTATGATAAGATTAAAAATAAATTATCATCTGCTGGTTCAAAATTTGTAAGCATTGTCAAAGATAAAGCAATTATTCCAGCAACCCCTCTTGCTTTAGTTGTTGAACAAAGTATGAAAAATGATTTTGGTGGGGGTCTTATTGGAAAGGGTTTAGATAAAATCTTTGGATCAAATGATGAAGAAAAAGCTGATAGAACTGACGTTACAACTGTAGATTCTGATTTTAGACCTAAAGCAACTATAACTAGCACTCAAAGGGATCAAATAGAAAAAGCAAATAGAGAATCAGGGTTTAGTAGTAATTTACGTTTTGGATTTCAAGAAGGTGGGTCAATACCTACAGAAGAAAATCTTAATTACAGAGATGCTTTAGGAAATCGCACAAATTTAAAATCTGAACAAGCACAACTTGTAGGTGGAGTTATGCCACAAGAAGTATCTGAACTAGAAACTGTTGCTGATGACCAACCAAGACAAGTACAAGAAGATTCTTTTGTGTTAAATGCACCTTCTGTAGAAAAAGTTGTTTTAAATCCTGAAGCAATAAATGTTGCAGGAGTGCAAGATGTAAGAAAAATGATAATTGATGCGTATACATTTGCAAGACAACAAGGCATGTCTATAGGTAATGTAGATAGAAATTTGTATGAGGAGTCTGTTGACGTTGCGTTATCTAAAGGTGAATTAGTTATACCCCCAGATCTTGTAAAAGTTATAGGACAGGATAGACTTGAGAAGATAAATAATCGTGGTAAAAAAGAAGTAAAGCGAAGGGCTGAAGATTTAGATGAAAAAACTCCGAAAGGTTTAATGCTTGGAACAAGTGGTAAAGGGGTGCAAAAAGAAGATAGTAATATACAAAAAGCTGGACTTTTAGATGAAATATTAAAAAATATTTTGCCATCTCATTTCGGATCTATGGAAGGACAATCTGAACAGCCAGTAACTAAGATAGACAAAAATTTTAATTTTTTAAATTCAAATGACGAAAAACCTAAATCTTTTGGACCTTCAAAAATTGAAGTAGTGGATGATAAAGAAAAAGGGTTTATAGGATCAACCCCAACATTAGCTGAACAACAAACTATTCCTTATGAAAATTTATTAGAAAGTTTAGAAGATAATGTAGGAGCAGGGTATGTTCCAAAACAACCTAATGGTCAACCTTTTGCAAAATCAGGAGTTACTATTGGGTTAGGTGTAGATTTAGGACAACATAACGAAGCATCATTTAGAAAATATGGTGTACCAACAAATTTAATAAAAATGTTTAAGCCGTTTTTTGGCAAAAGAGGAATGGATGCTCAACGTGCTTTAGATAAAAATAATTTAGTTATTGATGATTTAGATGATTTAAGAGATTTAAATAATTTAATAATAACTGGAAAAATGAAAGAATTTGAAAAAAAATATCCTGAGTTTAAAAATATAAATGACAGAGATAAAGGTTTTATGTTTGCTGCACATTATCATGGATCATTAAAAAACTATAAAACCTTTATGGCAGAATATAAGAAGACACAAAGTATACCTACAGCTTTAGAAACTGGATTATTTCCAAAAATTTCTAAAGATGGAGTAGATAGGAATAGGGCAGATAAGGCGTTAAAATGGTGGGAAAGTCAATCTAAAACACCAGAAACACCTTTATCAAAGCCTTTAATGTAAGCTACCCTAATAATAGGCACTTACACAACCGTAGCAGCCACCCATAAGCCATGTGGCACTGCATAGAAGGAGAAAATAATGGCAAAACAAAAAGGGCATCGTGCCAATAAACCACAAGATAGTGGGGGAACAATTAATGACCCCAGTCTTTACAGAAATAAATATCGAGAAGATGTTTATAAAGATGATGAAGAAGTAAAAACAAAACCAGAAGAAGAACAAGCTGACCCTGTTGAAGAAACAACAGCTACTCAAGAAATTGGTGAAAGTTTTGTTGAAAGTAAAAAAGATCACGACTACAAAAAACGTTATGATGATTTAAAACGTCATTATGATGCTAAAGTAGCAGAATGGAAAGAAAAAGAAAATAGTGCAACTTCATCTTTGTCTAATGTTTCAAAAGACATACGTATTCCCCAAACAAAGGAAGAGTATGAGGATTTACAAAGGACAAATCCAGAGTTGTACAACACTATAGAATCTTTATCTAATGCTAAAACCGAAGAGAAACTTAAAAATTTAAATAAGGAGCTTGAGGATTACAAAGGTCGTGCTACAAAGTTACAGCGTGAAAAAGCTTATGAAGAGCTTTTAAGGTTGCAACCAAATTTTAACAAAATAAAAACTAATGATAAGTTTCTTACTTGGCTACAAGAACAACCTTCATCAATATCAGATGGAATATACAATAATAGCACAGATGCTAAGTGGGCTTCTAGAGTTATAGATTTATATCTAGCTGACAATGGAAACCTAAAGAAGGAAATCATAAAAGAAACTGATGCAGCAGCTTCTGTTCAAGCTCCTCAAGTTAGAGAACTTAAAACAGATGCAAAGGGAAAAAGAATTTGGAAAGCTTCTGAAATTCAAAGAATGAAATCTCATGAATTTGAAAAGTTTGAAAAAGACATTGACCTTGCTAGATCAGAAAATCGTATTGATTTTACTTCTTAACATTATTTAATTTTAACAACTTTTAAGGAGAAAAGCGATGGCTTTTAATACTTCTGCAGGTTACGCAAACCTGCCTAGTGGTAATTTTACACCGTCTATTTTTAGCCAAAAAGTTCTTAAATTTTTTCGCAGAGCTTCAGTTGTGGAAGATATTACTAACACAGACTACGCTGGCGAAATTGAGAATTTTGGCGATACGGTTAATATTATCAAAGAACCGACAATTACAGTATCCTCATATACAAGAGGTTCTGTAGTTAACACTCAAGACTTGGCTGATGACCAAATTACTATGGTTGTCGATCAAGCAAACGCATTTGCGTTTAAGATTGACGACATTGAAGAGCGTCAGTCACACGTTAACTTTGAAGCATTAGCAACATCATCTGGTGCATACTCTCTCAAGAGAAAGTATGATGCAAATGTTTTAGATTTAATGGCAACTAACGCAGGTCTAACTGGTGAATCAGGTGCGACTACAAAACAAATTTCAGGTATCGGAACATTAGGTTCTGCTCTTGATATTGGTGGTGCAACTACTCCGGGAGATACTGCTGTAAATACAATGCTTATAATGGCGAGTTCATTAGACGATCAATCTGTTCCAGAAGAAAACAGATGGTTTGTTGCTCCACCATTATTCTACAAGCATCTATTCTCAGCAGGTGCAAAATTTGCCGAAGTTCAGGTAACAGGCGATCAGACATCACCATTAAGAAATGGTCTTGTGTCTCTTGGTAACATTGCAGGATTTTCATGCTACAAGACTACAGCATTAAATTCAACTGCAGGTACTGATGAGGTAACAGTATCAGGTCTTGCTACTGATGGTTCTGAAAACATCCTATTAGCTGGACATATGTCTTCAACTGCTACTGCATCTCATATTGCAAAGACTGAAGTAGTTCGATCAACAGAAAGTTTCTCTGACGTAGTTAGAGGACTTCATGTGTTTGGTCGAAAGGTACTCAGACCTGAAGCAATGTGTCGTGCTGTTGTTAGCTTAGATTAAGGGAGGTAGAATATGACTACATATGATCACACCATACCGGGTGGTGGAACAGTTGGACACCCCGGAAATGTCCCAAGACCATACATGGTTCAATCAAGAATCTTTGATGCAGCTGATCAAAATTTATCAGCTAATGACATCGTACAGATGATTGACGTTCCTGATAATACAATAGTTATTGGTGGATGTCTTGACGTTCTTGAAGCAGGTGGGTCAGGGTTAACCTACGATGTGGGTCTTAGCACCGACATTGACGCTTTTGCTGACGGAGTAGACGGCAATGCTGATGCAATATACCAGTTTAATTTAAAAGCAGCTGGTATTAACACAGTTATTGCGGCTGATGCTATTCAGGTTAAAGCTCTAGGTGCAGGAGTAACTGCAGGTAGATTTAGGGTTATTGCCATCCTTTGTGATATTGGCACTGGTCCTACACAAACTGCTAGTGTTACAACTGGTACTTAATAACATTGATTATGAGGGGCAGGGCAACTTGCCCCTTCTACTATGATTTGGGTTCTTTTAGTTTTTTTATCTGGCACAGTCCAAGATAGTATTTATTTTGATAATTTAGATACGTGCTTAACGATTGCAGAAAAAATTAGAGAACAAAATTGGAATCAGTCTTTGGCAGGAGATAAAATTTGGGTCAAAGCTTACTGCGTTCCTCAGAAAGTCGAATGATGGCAAGAAAACCAGATAAACAACCACCACGAACAAAAAAATATTACCGATCCACTAAGTCTGGTGCAGGTATGACAAAGGCAGGTGTTGCAAAATATAGACGAGATAATCCCGGAAGTAAACTTAAAACAGCCGTTACAGGTAAAGTTAAAAAGGGAAGTAAGGATGCCAAGCGTAGGAAATCATACTGTGCTAGATCTGCAGGGCAGATGAAAAAGTTTCCTAAGGCAGCAAAAGACCCTAACAGCAGATTAAGACAAGCTAGAAGACGATGGAGATGTTAAATGGCTAAGAAATTAATTGGTGGACAAAAAAAACTAGATAAGAATAAAGATGGTATAATTAGTGGTGCTGATTTTAAACTTATGAAAAAAGGTGGATCTGCAAAAAAGAAACCTGTAAAGAAAAAAGGTGCAACCCCAAAAAATAAAGCCTTATACGCAAGAGTAAAAGCAGAAGCAAAACGTAAATTTAAAGTATATCCATCTGCATATGCAAACGCATGGTTAGTGCGTACATATAAGAAAAGGGGTGGGACTTACGCATAATGGCTAAACCCAAAGGTGGACTAACTAAATGGTTCAAAGAAGATTGGCGAGATGTTAAAACTGGTAAGAAGTGTGGCAGATCTGGTAAGGAGAAGAAATCTAGACCGTATCCTGCGTGTCGCCCTAAATCTGTAGCGAAAAGGATAACTAAAGCAGAAGCACGAAAGAAAACAGGACCTAAGGCAGTTAAATGGTCTGTTACAGCTTCAGGCAGAAAACGCAAAAAAACAAAGAAGGCAGCATAATGTGGATTCCAGTTATAACAATACTATGGGCATTAGGTGAAACATCAACATGGGTAAATTTTCCTATGGTCAATTTTCCATTTACATCATCAGATAATTGTTACCAGTACGTAGCAAAAGTAAGATCAAGCATAATACAAGATCCTCAATATCTTAACGGATATAGCACTTGTGTTTATATAGGTGAACCAAAAGGAGAAAACACATAATGTTTCAAGCATTGATAGGACCTATATCTGAACTTGCAGGGTCATTTATGCAAGGGCAGATTAATAAACAAAAAGCAAAAGCTACATTAGCACAAACCAAAGCAGAAGCTGAAGCAGAAATTATGCGTACTGCAGCTACCCACGATTCAAAGTGGGAAATCATTATGGCACAAGGCACTCAAAACTCATGGAAAGATGAACTGGTTACTGTTGTTATATTAATTCCAACAATTTTAGTTTTTATTCCCGGAATGGAAGACATAGTAAAAAATGGTTTTGCTAGACTTAATGAATTACCAGAATGGTACACATATCTTTTATTTTTAACAGTAAGTGCTGCATTAGGCATAAGGGGGTTAGATAAGTGGCGAAAAAACAACTAACTAGTAGACAAAAAACTACTATGAAAAAACATAGTAAGCATCATACTAAAAAACACATGAAAGAAATGACTAAGAGTATGAAAAAAGGAAAAACGTTTGGTCAAGCACATCGTAAAGCTATGAAGAAAGTTGGAAAATAATGACATGTGAGTGTGGAAAAGAAACATGTGAGTGTTCACAGGATTTAATTCCTGATAAAATGGCATATCAAATAAACAAACGGAGAATGGCTTGGGTTTTAATTATTCTTATGGGTATCACTACTATCCTAACTTTGGCATTTCCAGACAGACTAGCAGAAGCAGAAAGTATCCTTATGACTCAGTATATCTCGATGTGTGGTCTTGTGGGAGCGTATTTTGGGTTTAGTGCATTAGGAGGAAAACGATAATGTCTGATAGCGAAAAAAAGAAAAAAAAGAAAGAAAAATTTGAAAAAAATTATAACATTCTTACTAGAAAAGATTATAAAGAATTAAGTAATGCTAATAAACGAGTATTTGATTTTGCAAAAGAAAATAATTTAATAGTTGCTAGAAAAAAAGAAAAGTTAGGATTGGTGGGAAAAAAAATAACAGTTTTTGATCCAGTAGATTACAGACAAATTCCTAAAATGTCGTTTGGCATAAAAACAACATCAGCGGCCGATGCAGCAGAGAAAAAATTAGAAAGAAAAAAAAATAAAGAAGCAGAAGATAATATTCATAATCTACCAAAAAGAAGAACATTTAGTACAAATTATGGAACAGATGTAGGATTAAAACCTGATATGAGTAATCAGTACACTCCTACTAGGTTTAACAAAGGTGGATCTGTTGGGTATACTCAAAGATGGAAAAAGGCTAGAAAAGGAAGATAATGGAAATGTTTATAGATAGACTACGTGTAGAATTAGAACAAGATGAGGGTTGCAAGTATCACATATACTTAGATCATTTAGGTTTACCTACAGCAGGTATTGGGCATTTGCTTAAAGGCACAGATCCAGAATATAATAAATCTGTAGGAACAGTTATAAGTAAAGAACGAGTAGATGAGTGGTTTGAACAAGACATACAAACTACACTTAATGACTGCAAAAAAGTATTTGATGACTGGGATTCTATGAATGAGGAAGTAAGATTAATATGTTGCAATATGATGTTTAATCTCGGATACCCAAGATTTTGCAAATTTAAATTAATGATACAAGCTATAAAAGACGGTGATCACATCGAAGCCGCAGATCAAATGAAGCAGAGCAGATGGTACAAGCAGGTAACAAATCGAGCAGAAAGGCTAATAAGTCGAATGAAAGGTGTCGATTTACACAAATAGAACTTATTAAACAAAAAGATAGGGAGAGACATAAATTAGCACTGTCTCAATATTTTAAACCAAGAGACAAAGAATTTAAAGGGTATAAGGATGATTGATCCAGTTACGTTGTCTGCGGCTGTTAGTGGAGCAACGGCTGCCTATAACGGCATAAAAAAAGCCATTTCAATGGGTCGTGAAATAGAAGATTTAGGATCACAGTTATCTACATGGATGTCTGCTGTAAGTGATGTAGACAATATACACAAAAACGCTAATAACCCATCAACCTTTGATAAGATTTTTAATGGCTCAATTGAGCAAGTTGCAATGGAATCTTACAGTAGTCGTAAGAAACTTGAAAAGCAACGAGAAGAATTACGAAACTTTTTAATTGGTAACTATGGGCTACAAGCTTGGGATGATTTATTAAAAGAAGAAGGTAGGATACGCAAAGCTAGAAATCAAGCTATATACCAACGAGAAGCAAGAAACAGACAGATAAGAGACTACACAATTATGGCGATAGCTTCTTTAATTGGTTGTAGTGCTTTAGGATGGATGATGTGGATCGTAAGTCATTCTATCTAGCTTTACTGACAATGCTTGTTGTTATGTACCTATTCGTAGGTATAGTTAGTGCAAAGAAGATGACAACGTGCAGATTAGCAAGTCAACTTCTAACTAAAGAACAAAGAATATGTGTATTTGTTGGGGCAAACCACACACAGTACAGAGAGTATGTGCCAGTTGGTGCAGGTGAATGTCCTAAAGAATACCAGTGTCCATACCGACCAAATGAAAAACCTTTTGACTTAAAGAGTGTAATTAGAAGCATAAAGGATCAGTTTACAGAATAGGGTTGCATTTATTATGCGTAACATGTATACTAAAATATGAAACAGTTCTGTAAAGATGCCTTAGAATACGCTGTAAATAAAGCAAAAAGCGAACAGCAAAAAAATGAATTAATAAAAAATTTTAAAGACATTTACAAATTTATATATAAATTAGAGAAACAAAATGGCAAGCACGTATCTAACACTAGTAAATAATGTGTTACGAGATGTTAACGAAGTAGAATTAACTAGTTCTAATTTTGGTAGTTCTAGAGGAATACAGACTTCTGTAAAAGATTTTATTAACAGGTCTATATCTGATATAATTAACTCTGAACTTAACTGGCCCTTTACACGATCAGAAGGTTCACTAGATCTTACATCTGGAAAACAATTGTATGCATTTGCTACTGTTTCATCTTCTTTAAAATATCTTGATTATGATACTGTATTTTTACAACCAAAAGATTATATTACAAACGGTGATTACGAAATTTCTGGATCGGCATCAATAACTGGTTGGACAACTGTATCAGGTAGCCCTGCAGCTAGTTCTAAATTTGGCAACACACTTAAATTAACAAGTGCATCTGTTACACAAGAAATATCAGATCTTGTTGTGGGTAAAGCATACGAAGTTATAGTTAAATTATCTGGTGCAACAATAGTTGCTACTATTGGAACATCTTCTGGTGGTTCGCAAACTAAATCTCAAACCATAACAATAAGTAATGCAAATGAATCATCTTATACAAGTTTTACATTTACTGCAACGGCTGTAACCCATTTTGTTACATTAACAGAAAGTTCAGGGTCTAACGCTTTTGTAGGATTTATTAGTCTTACAGAAGATGACGTAAACCCAAAACGATTAAAATATTTAACATATGAAGAATGGAATGATAGTTTTAGAGAAAAAGACTCTGCAGCATCTACTGATAAACTTGGTGAGCCAGAATATGTTTACACCACATACAATGATGAAGTAGGATTGAGTCCTGTACCAGATACAGATAATTTATCAATAAAATTTGATTATTATATTACACATACAGATTTATCTGGAGCTACAGACACTTCTATTATACCAACAAGATTTGAACCAGTAATAATAGCACGTGCTAGATACTACGCATTTATGTTACGTTCTGATTTACAAAATGCACAATTTGCAAATAAAGAGTATCAAGACGGTGTTAAGAGAATGAGAATAGAGCTTATTAACAGAAAAAATTATGTGAGGGCTGTATAGATGCCTGATCTGTCTCAAACACAACCATTTGCGTTTACTTGTGAAGGAGGACTTGTTAAAAGTAGATCTACATTTATTATGAAACCCGGACAAGCATTAGAGTTGTTAAACTTTGAGCCTGATATAAAAGGTGGTTACAGAAGAATAAGTGGGTTTAGAAAACACGTAAATCATATAGTACCACAAACATCAGCTAGTTCTGAAAAAATTTTAATGGTATCTTTTTTTAATGATAATGTGTTAGCTGCACGTGGAGAAAAAATATTTAGTTCGGCATCAACTGAATTATCTTTAAAAATTTTACAAGCAACTGGAATGACAGGATCTGGAACTATAACAGTTGACAACACATCAGGATTTAGTTCTAGTGGCACGTTACAAATTAATTCTGAGATATTTACATATACAGGTAAGACAAGCACAGCGTTTACAGGAGTAACACGAGCAACAAGTTCAACATCTGCTGCGGCACATGCTGTAGATGACGCAGTATCTGAAAGTTGGACAGAAAGAGATACAGGTAGAACAAGTGCAAGTAAATATACTTTTGAACGATTTAATTTTGATGGCAACAATAAGATAATCGTAACGGATGGCACAAATGATCCAACAGTATTTAACACTTCTTTAGCGGCCACAGATGTTACGGAATCAAGTGTTGAGGGTGCAAAGTTTGTAACAGCATTTAAAAGTCACATGTTTTATGCTGGCATGTCTAGCACACCACAAGAATTAGTGTTTAGTCAACCTTTTGATGAAGATGCTTTTAATAGTGGTAGTGGTGCAGGAAGTATAAAAATTGATGATACCATAGTGGGCATGAAAGCTTTCCGTAATGATTTATTTGTATTTTGTGAAAATAGAATATTTAAACTATCAGGAACTTCGTCAAGTGATTTTGCAATAACACCTGTAACAAGAAACATTGGTTGTGTAAACGGAGACACAATACAGGAATTTGCAGGTGATTTAATATTCTTAGGACCTGATGGATTACGTACAGTTGCAGGTACAGCAAGAATTGGTGACGTTGAACTTGGAACTATTAGTGC